TAAAATTCACAGGTACTTAATGAAGATTTTTTTTCTGTCTTTGCATCTTTCTGGGCTCACAAATTTTTCCAATAAAGTTAGTTAACCACAAAATACTTTCTTCACGATCTTCAAAATGAGGTATAAGGCTTAAATCTACTTTTATTTTGCGATCAGCTAAAGGCAAACTTAAACAATGTTCAAAGTCTATTGAGCTGTACTTCAATTTGAGTCTTTTTTCTGCAGCTTGATTCTTTATCTCAGCCATAATGCGATTTAGATTAACAATCAAATTATTTGAAATTTTATTATTTTCATATACCCGTTCGTAAACTGTATCAGCTACATCAATGTAATTTATTAGCTCTACATTCTCATTCATAGCATTTGTACTCCGTTTTTTTAATTATTCTCCTAAAATCATGTTTATTTGAGTTACCTAATGCATCATCTAAGTAAATATTGTTTAAATTCGATTAATTTAATTTTAAATAAATTATTGAATTAATAATATAATTATTGGATTTTATAATATTTTTATACATCTTTATCCTTAGCAAATTCAATTAAAATTTAATTAAAAGCCCCGCCAATAATCGATATTTAGCGGGGCCGTTTGTGCCGTAATACGTCCGGCAAACGATAAAACTAGTTTTTAGGTGCTCTAAGGATATTTAGAACTTTCTCAGACATATCATGTAAGTCAGATCCAATTGGCAACCAGAAATGGAACACCGTATTGTCGCGGTTAAAAACTTGCTTGTAGTACTCAGTTTTAAAAGATGGGTCGATATCTGAAGCTTTTAACAATCGCCCTTCTTTTTCAATCTTTTGCCCGTCAAGTTCACCACCAACACAGATATTCATTTTAAGTACCAGATTTTAATTAGACTGGACTATAGCACAAAATAAAAAAGCCCACCGATTGGCGAGCTCTTAAATTCATTCTGGCGATTACTTTACATTTCGCCCATTTTAGAAATCTTTATACTCAAGTGTATACCCAACTGTCAAGCGTAAGTTTCTTGACTATCAGGAAGTTCAAAACGGAATGATCGAGAAATACGCGATCTAATTTCATTTTCCCATTCTGCAACAATAGATTCTCCAAATAACTCAAACTTCTGATAGCTTTTTATATATGCAGTCTTGGTGGCAACAATACCTGCAATTTTCATTTTTTCATTTAACGTATATGGTCGCTTACCAGTACCATTACATTTTTCACAAAACCTTGCCCCATCAGGAAAACCCTTTGAATTAAAAGTTTCAAGTTTTCCTATTCCTTGGCATGCTCCACACATAGCTTTAACAAAAACATGGCCACGCAAAATAATCTCAGCCATACCTTTTGCCAGATTAGTAAGATCACCTTGGGCATTAGTAGGGGTAAATTTTTTCTTTACCATTTCTTTATGAATCTCTACCGCTAATTTATTTCGCGCTCGGAAAAAATTACCTGATTTAATCTCACCACGAACAAACTCAACCTTACCCGGAATATCTTCAATACGGCGTTCGGTTTGAAAATTAAAGTCATACTTACTGTAAAAAGTTTCAGTCTGTTTTTGTGCTGGGGTAATTATTGCGATTCGCTCAAAATCAACCTTTTCAATCAAGACAGTGGCCCAAAGCTTTGCAGCTGGCGATAACAGCGCTAATTCACCTAAAACTACATCTTTCGAAATTTTCTTTCCTTCAGCTTTGCCTTGAGCAATAGCAAGGCGAAGTAACTCAATAAAATCAAACTTTTCAACCAACATAATCGCCTTCCTATTTACCCTTAATTAATAATTCAATTTGCTTTAATGCCATACCGGACTTAACTTGCTCTGTGCTGAACCGTAAAACTGTAAAACCCATCATTGCTGCGGAGTTGTATTTCTCCATATCCCCTATATAGCCTTTGCCCCTTGTATGGCGGCCTCCACTCCAGATCCCGCCTTCAACCTCAATCAAAATTTTTGTACCAGTAATCAGAAAATCAGCTCTCCATTTGCGTTTTGGATGGAACTTATATTCCTGTTCAAAACCTATCTTGCATGCTCTTAAATGCGTTGCCAGAACCATTTCACCCACACTTGATTGTCTGGCAACTTGCTTTGCTGAACGCCGCTTTTTATTTTTCTTAATAGGAAATAACTTACGGTATTCAGCAATGCTGACTGATGACATCAAGCACCACCTTTCAGCAAATGGTCCAATTGATTAGCAAAGCAGTTATAAACTCGCGCTTTATCCTGATCACCAAAAAGGCTGGAAGAATGAGCATCTTGTTTATACTTCTGAGCCAGTTTTTCAATTGACTCCCTTAGTTCAACCAGTGTGCTTTGCTTTTTACCGCTGAGTGGTTCAATTGAGCGTGATACGTGGTCAGCCATTTCTTTTTCCATATGATCGAAGTAACTTTGACGTGCTAAATTCCTCGACTTGATTAGCTCTGGTGAAATAAGCTTTTCCATTTCACAGCGTTGCGCTTCAATCCACCTACTGTCCATTTTTTGCGCCCTCCGCATTAAACTTCTTCGCTTGGTCAAGTGCCTTCTCTAATTGAAGTAACTCGTTGTAATCAGTATTAGATAGCCCACTCCGGTTATATCGGCCTCGTAATTTTTCACAAAGAGTCTTAACTTCTGCAAAACCGCCGTAAGAATTTATTAACTCTTCAACTGCACAGTGTTGGCATTTACTCATGGCGATATCCTTTCTCATCTAGCTCTTTACGCGCCAACCACCACAAAACCACCGCACCGCTAATAGCTGCTGTAAAAAATGAAATTAATAAGCCCCACGCTAAAATCTCGAATTTATTCAAGCCGCCTCTCCTTTACCTTTTTGTTGAAATCCAACCTGAATGAGGTATGGCATCAATTTTTGTTGTTGCTCTGGATCTGCAAGTTTCACTGCGACACGTGCAGCAAGTTGTTCATAGCTCTCGTTACCTTCAGCGTATTTGCTTGCAAACTCAGGATGTACAGAAAGTTTTTGAGCAAATGAGTAAATCTGTTTTGAACTAAGAGTATTTGATTCTCCCTGCGGGACTCGGACCTGCGTTCCAGAATTTGGTTTTTTAGATTGTTCACGTGCTTGGTATTTTCCACATGCGTTGATTAACCAATCTGCAAAGTGGTAATTCATGAGTTCATCGCAAAGATTCTTCTCGGCGTTGTAGAGTTCAAATGCTCGTAACTCTCGATCGAACCAAGTCGCGTTTTTGATCTGCTCGTAAGTTTCCTGATCAGTTGCCAAAAGAATTTCTTCACGAAGTTTTTTCAAACTCAACCATGTTTTTTTATTTTTAGATTCTTCTGATAGATTCTTTGAAAGATTCCGTGTCCCAACGTTGGGACTGTTTAACGGAATTGTTGGGACTCTTTCATGGAATTGTTGGAACTGTTCCGTTGTTGGAACTGTTCCATTGTTGGTATTGTTTAAATCATCATTTTCAGTGTCAAAGTGTACCTTTGTTGGTACTGTTTCCCGACCTTTAACTCCGATCAAAAGATAGACTTTTACCTGCTTAGTTTTACCTTCGCGCTTACCAGTATCGATAATAAATCCGTCTTCAATTAACTCATCAATGATTTTTAAAACGGTCTTACGGTCCATTTCCGTGTCATCAACTAAACGAGCAATACTTGGATAGCATTCATGTGTTTCACCAGCTCGATCGGCTAGTGAAAGAAGGACTAATTTTTTGAGTGGTTTTAATGCTCCACCCACCTTTTGTTTTTGACGGGTTTTCCAAGCCCAAACTGTTGCATCTAGACTCATTTATCCCCCTCTTCATTCAACTGAATGAATGTGCTACCCAAATAGCGGATCCGTTTAGCTCGATATAAACTTGAGATGATCGGGCCAGCATGAATAAGATAAATCCCATGTTTTCCATGCTCGTCAACCAAAGCCTGCATGAATTCATCACGTGTTACAGCAGCATTTTTTTCGTCACGGTTTTGGCGGGCTAAATTTTCCTTCCGTTTTTTCAACAAACCAGACAAAGTTCTTAATGCTGGTTCATGCCAGGATTGAATATGCTTTTGTTGTTGTTCAAAGGTACTCATGACACCTCCGCTAATGCTTGCTCAGCTTTTGTTAGGCGGCGTTTGGCATTAAGTTCTGCAACTGTTGCTGTGCGGATTTCTTTTGAAGAAACTAGAATCAAATGATTCTCTGATTTGATGGTCCATAAACTAGTCAAAGTTTTGTTTTTAACTTCAAACAAATCATTTGATTTAAAAGTACGGCACTCTTCAGTAAGCACCACCATATCACCCACTAAAAACTCTAGATCGTTGCTATTCATTGGTTGTTCTGATAAATTATTTCTGTTCATTTGATTCACCTCAATTGAATGCCTAGAAGCCTGATCCTCGAAATCAGGCTTTTTTATTGCTCTAAATTTGACTGTGTATTCTCATGGCATCCTCTGGCATCTCTTGTTTCCTTAGGATGACCCCACACCTTTCGCATACGATTGAACTTGCGTCTCTCCACCAAGAGTTTTTCTATGCAAGCTTCACGTATCCAGTCTGCTTTCGTCATGTCGCTGGCATTTGCCACACCTTCGATGGATTCATCGGTCAAATCATTAAATTTGACCGTTACAGGGTTATCGAGCTTTCCACCTAAAAAGCCCAATTCTCTCGCTTCATTCATGTCATCAGTTCTCATGAAAAGAGCAGCTCCCTTGCCTGATAAAAATCATGTAGGGATTACTTCGTCCCTACGCTCTAAACTTTTTGCCTTACGAGGATTTCCAATCTCCAGAATCTCTTGTTCTGAAAATTTCTTACATAACTTTGCTATCAAATTTGAATAGTTGCTTTCACCTGTGTACTCAGAACGTGGCAAGCAGTTCTTTTCAATCCATTTATAAATAGACCTTTCACTTAGCTGGACTGCAAATGCAACAGAACAAACTCCACCCGCATCATTAATTACTTCTTTTATGGTGCTCATCTTCAACCCAATAATGAACTATTGGTTCAACTCTAACAGGAACTGATAGTTCTTTCAATAACATTTAGTATTGAACCAATGGTTCATAATGGTGATGCAATGACTTCACAAATAGACTCAGTAAAGCAAGAATTTGCTCAACGCCTTAATAAAGCAATGGAGGCTGCAGGTTATCCAACTAGAGGGCGAGCACGAATTTTGAGCCGAGAGTTTAATATTTCCGATAAAGGTGCAGGAAAATGGTTAAAAGGTGACGCCATACCTGAAACCTCAAAAATACCTCTTTTATCTAAATTTTTGAAAGTTAATTCTGAATGGCTCTTATCGGGTTCAGGTTCAATGCTTGCAAAAATAGAAGTCGATAAATTAAGTAAGAACCTAGATAACAATGTTGATATGCGAAAAAAAATCGAAATCATTGGAAAGCTAGTTCCTGTGATATCGTGGGTAGAAGCAGGAACATGGACATCAATTGAATCAGTTCCTACAGGAACTGAATTTCATGAATGGTTACCGCCTAATCCCAAATGTGGAAAAAATGGCTATGGTCTCATTGTTCGAGGCGAATCTATGTCTCCGAAATTTGAACCAGAAGATCGAATTTATGTAAATCCAGATATACCTGTAAGTGATTTAAAAACTGGCGATTTAGTAATAGTTTCATGTGAGGGTGAGAAAGAGGCAACTTTTAAAAAACTAGTTATTGAAACAGATGGTATGTATTTAGAACCATTAAATCCTAAATGGCATGAAAAAATTATGGAACTCCATGATGGCTGTAAATTAGTAGGTAAAGTTGTTGGAATGTATAGAGATGTATAAAAATTAGCTTATTATGCCTTGCTTTCCTTTTTACTAAGATCTATTCTTACTTTTTTTAATTATTCTTTTGGTAAGTACATTATATGGCATTCGAAATATTCAATGATGATTGTCTAAACATCTTGAAAAGTATTGAAGATGATCATATCGATCTTACGATCACCTCTCCTCCTTATTGTATTGGTAAAGCATATGATATTCATACTACCATTGAAGGTTTTATTGAAATCAATGAACCAGTTATAAAGTTAATTTGCGAAAAAACAAAACCAGGTGGTTCTATATGTTGGCAAGTCGGACATCATGTCTTAAAAGATGAAATAGTTCCGTTAGACTTTATCGTTTATGAAATATTTAAACGAGTTTGTCCAGAAATGAAGTTGAAAAATCGAATTATTTGGACTTTTGAGCATGGTGCAAACTGCAGGAATAGATTTAGCGGTAGACATGAAACAATTCTTTGGTTTTCGAAAGGTAAAGATTGCTTTTTTGACCTTGATGCTGTGCGTGTAAAACAAAAATATCCAGGTAAGAAATTTTATAAAGGTCCTAAAAAGGGTGAATACAGCGGCAATCCATTAGGAAAGAATCCTGGAGATGTATGGGCTATTCCAAATGTGAAAGCTAATCATATGGAAAAAACTGCCCACCCATGCCAGTTTCCTATTGCGTTAGCTCAACGTCTTATTAAAGCATTATGTCCTACAGATGGTATTGTTTTGGATCCATTTATGGGATCAGGTTCGACTGGAGCAGCCGCTCTACTAGAGCAGAAAAAATTTCTTGGTATTGAACTAGATAAGGAATATCATGCTATTGCTGAAAAACGCCTTCACGACGCCTTAAATGGAACTTTACGTTATCGAGAAATTGATAAACCAATTTTTGATCCCGCAAAAGCAGGCTCTGTTGCGAAAGATCCATTTTTAGATAGAGAATAAATATGACTTCTTCAAAAGATTATATTGAAACAAAATGTATTAGATTTAATCAACATGATAAATCTATGTACTTGTTTAGTTTAGATGCGAAAACCTTATGGAATGTTCTTAAAATTAATGAGCGTATCGAAAATAAAGACGAAGGTTATCAAAGAGCTTTATCCAATACTAGGGCTGAAGAATTAAAAAAGTTTATTTTACAAAAGGGAATTATCTCTCCTGCTTTAATTGTATCTTTAGAGGGTGCTACCTATGATCCTGCAACTTCAATATTAAAAATTCCAAATATTGAAAATGCTGGATGGGTAATAGATGGCCAGCATAGATTAAGAGGTTCTTATTTAAGTGCGATTCAAAAGGATAATCCCTCAAATATCGATCTTGCTGTAGTCGCTTTTTTAGATTTAAACGAAGATGATCAAATTATCCAATTTGTAACTATTAATAAAGAAGCTAAAGGTGTTCCCACTTCTCTTTACTATGATTTGTTAACTAGGTTACCTCCTAAAAAAACTGCTGCTGATCAAGCAAAAGAAGTAGCAGTAGAAATTGCAAGGGCCTTAACAAAAGATCCAGAATCAGTTTTTTACGAAAGAATTGTATTTGCACGTTCACCCAAAAAAGGGGAGTTATCACTTAACAACTTTGTAAGAAAAGTGAGTCCTCTTTTAACTGAAAATAAAGGTGCATTAGGTACAAACTTTTCTCAATTGGAAAAAATCAAGATTATAAATAATTATTTTAGCGCTTTAAAAATTGTTTTCCCTGAACAATTCACTTCTAAAAATTATAGGTTTATGGGGACATTAGGATTTGGTGCAGTAATTAATGCCTTTGAATCAGTTTTCTCACTGACAAGAAGTGAATTTGGTTCTTTTACAATTGATGATATTGTTAAAGTGCTAAAAAGAATTGAAGATTATAATTTCGACAATTGGGATCAATATGGTACAGGAGTCGCAGCAGAAAATGCCGTAGGTAGTGATTTTAGAACTGTATTATTAACAAGAACACAAGAACAAACTAAAGAAGAAGGCATTTTAAGATTGTAAAATGGCTAAAAGTATATTTGATAAATCTTTTATTGATCGGTTGACTATTAGGTCAACTGATCAAATTTTTAACCAATGGAAAGTAAATTATAGACAAGATGATTATCTTCTTGATAATGATTCAGTCGAAACATATTTAATAAATATTAGTAATACGTTACCTACTTCATTAAGTACTACTTCACCATTCGTATATGCCTATTTACACAATCAGGTAATGAGGGAATATATTTTTTCTACGTATAAAGCTTTAGCAATATTAAAAAGTATAATAAGAGATATTAAAAATGGACAACAAACATATTCAGAAATATCTTCATATTTAGTCAATATGTTATTAGCAAAATCGATTAGTTTGATATTAGGAGTATGGTATTCTCATTCCCCTATTCGTCAATCATCCAATAATAAAGATGAATTTTTCATAATTGATCTATTCCACAAAAGAGGGAATACTTATGAATCAAGAATATTCAATATTCAAAATACTCGCCTAAACCATTCGCAATTTTGGAAAATGTTTGTTGTAATTTTAAAAAATACAACAGGCATGCATATTTCTAACAATTTATCTATCTTTATAAATAATATTGACTATAATGATTTTTCATTAATTAGAAATTTCATTCAATATAGTTATTCAAATTGGATTTTTGATGATTTAAAAGAAGATAATATTTTAGATTATGATTGGTTTACTAGTTATTCTCATGACTTAAATTTAGATTTTAAGAATTTTTCTAATAATTCAAATAAACTGCTTTCTTTAGAATTACTTAAGTTAAATAATTTACTCTTTAAAGAAATTGCTGTATATCCTGAATTATCAGAACATTTAATTAATTTTAAAGAAGTAGCTCAACAATATGATAATTGGATAAATTAAATTTTATTAACCGGATGTTGGCCTTAAGCCGAACTCGAACACAAACAAATTGAACCAATAGTTCTTGACTAAATTGAACTATTGGTTCATATTTATCGCGTAGACAACAAAAAGCCCCGGAACTTTGGACGGCGACGGGGCTTTGCAAAACTGCGAGGTAAGTATGAAACAAAACCCTATTCCTAGTCAAACCACATCACGCCTATATCAACACCCAACTGTTGAAGAACAGCGCCCTTCTCGTTTCGCGACCATTAAAGCGAATGTCATCGACTTCCTTATATTCATTGCCCTTTCATTCATCCTTTGGGTAATTGCTGTAGCCGCAGCATCTTGGATGATGGGAGGCTAATCATGAATGCTCAATTCAAACCACATCCTGATGGCATAAAAGCCTATATCGGTCATGACCGCTTAACAGGTCTCTACTCTGTACGTATCGGCTGGACTGTTTATGCAGCTAATGCAAACGGTAGTGTGCTGTACACGGTAAAAGGTGAAGTGAAGACTCCCTTAAATGTCGAAGAATTTAAGGCAAAGCGCCCTAAGGTTTATGCATCCTTAATGAATGAGATTAAATTTCAGCGCTCAAAGCAACTTGCTAAGGATTTAGCTGGCTCACACATCCCTTCATATGACCGCAAAGCTTATAAGAAGAAGCGCGGCTTTACGGGTTTAAAATAAGGATAAGAAAAATGGCTCTACCTATTATTACGGCTGATCAAACCTTATTGGTTCAAGCAATTATTGTTTACCTATACGCTGATCCTGGTCTAGGTAAAACATCTATGGGCTTTACTGCGGATAAAGCTATTTCATTTGACTTTGACCGTGGTGCTCATCGTACAGGTGAACTCCGCCGCGGTGCAGTTGTTCAGGTTCAGCAATGGAAAGATATTGCTGACCTCTCACCTCAAGATCTTGCACCATATAAAACAATTGTTATTGATACTGTGGGCGCAATGCTCGAATGCATTAAAACTCATCTATTACTTACTGCAAACAACCGTCAAAAAGATGGCTCTTTAAAGTTAAAGGCTCAAGGTTTAGCGAACCAAACGTTCAAGCAATACATCAATACTTTGATCAGTTTAGGTAAAGATGTTGTTTTCATTGCACACGCATCAGAAGATCAAAACGGTGATCAAATTATTTACCGCCCAGATCTAGGTGGTAAAAACCGTAACGAGCTTTACCGTATCGCAGATGTCATGGGTTATCTAACAACTGTTACTACTGGTGAAGGTAAAAATGCCCGCGTTATTAATTTCAAACCTTCGCCTACACATCATGCGAAAAACTCAGGTGCTTTAGGCGGTGAAACCGGTGAAGTATGGGTACCTGATCTTAAAGCACACCCTACTTTCTTGGCTGACCTGATTACTCAAGCTAAAGATCACATTAACACCTTAACGCCTGCACAACTTGCAGCAGCTAAAGCTCAAGAAGAGCTAGAAAACTGGAAACAAAGTTGTGAAGAAGCTGAACATGCTGGTGATCTGAATCAATTAACTGAATCACTTGATAAAGAACACATGTATTACCAGAACATGCGTCAAACAATGTTAATGCGTGCTAAGGCATTGAACTGCCAGTATGACAAAGAAAGGAACTCATGGATTAGTCCACCAGAATTTAATGGGATTAGTGATAAGCAACGGGATCAATTACAAGCTTTTATAGATGAGCGTGGATTAGACGTTAAAACCGTGTGTGAATACTTAGGAATAGATTCGCTCATGCAAATTGAAGTGGCGAAACTACAAGCCGTTCAAGTTGAAATTGAAAAGCTTGCTAAGGGAGAAATTGCCTAATGAGCTTCCGTTATTCCTCTACTGCTCGAACCCTAATTGTGTTTGGCAATTTGATGAACCATTACTACGACAATGTAAACCCGTCTCAAATCGATAGCTTAGTGGTTGAGGCGAAATTTAAAGAAGCAACTTGGAGAAAGTAAAACAATTTTAGAACTGCGATGTTCTACATGAGTGACTGTATTGCTGACCCTCTGCGGTCACTCTTGAGAACATTGCAGTATTTAGGGGTAATTAGATAGGTAAAGGTATGGGAAAATATATAGTCGTTGTTGAAGCAGAAAAACCACCTCAGATTTTCATTCATGAAATAATTCCTAATGTAGGGAAAGTCATTGAAATGAAAGCTGAGGAAATACCGAACCGTGTTACTGCAGCATGGTTAATGGATCGCTATAGCCTGTCCCGTAAATTGATTATTGATGAGCTTCGTCCATTCAATAAAGGAACTGATGGCAAGCATCTATACGATCCAAATGAAGTTATTCCTATCCTTGAAAACTTGAATATTCAAAGGCAGCAACGGCAATCGAGACGGAAGAATTAAAGGGCTTAATGCCCTTTTTATTTTTTTAAACTAAAACATTAAAAACCTTTTTTAATGTTATATATCTGTGGGGTATGGACCATCGCTTTTATAAGAAAGTTCATCCATATTAAATCGTTGATACTCTTTGAAACGTTGGACCGAAATTTTATCCTCAGTAATCATAGGAATATTGGCATCTAAATCCATATTAGCTTCGGTAAAAGCTTCTTTATAAGAGTTAATGAGAGATTGAACACTTAATTTCTGTTCTGCAGATAGATCTGGCTTAACCATTACAAACATGTTTACAGCATAATTTTCATGCTCTTGTAATTCTGTTTCAGGATAAACTTTTGCATAAATACCAAGAACTAGCTCATTAACCTTATCAGCAGCTTTTAATCTTTTTTTCTTTAACCAAACAGTATCAAGTCGACGATCAAAAGTTGTTGGAAAAGCTGGACGTTTATATCTCCCAGCTAACCAATCTACATAATATCTTAATTCTTCTGCTGAAAGTATCCTAGTTGGATCTGGTACAATTCCTTCGGGAATTTCAGTCTTTTTTATTTGAATTTTTTCATGACCAAGAAGTTCAACTGCCTCAAAAATTATTTCCTTCTCAGACAATAAAACTTCTAATTTCAAATTTAATCTTCTTGGATTTTTATTAAATCCAAAAGTACTATTATAACTTTCAATTTTTTTTGCTATTGAAAATTCTATACATGGATCATTTAGGTTAGCCACATCACAAGAACCAGATGCAACAATTAGAATGATTTCTTCTGAGTAAGAAATATTAGAGCATGAGAGTATAGTCTGCACATCTTGCTGATTAACTATACCCCCTTGTCTCCAACCCAAATCTTCCATCCAATGACGCACTAAAACCACCCTAGAATAAATCGTCTTCTACTAAAATATTATGGGACAGTCTATTCCCAGCAAATAATATTTTATCCACATCAAGACTATCTTCAGCAATCATTGATTTGATACTTTTTCCATTAAGAACTGGTAAATCCAAGTCACTTTTGTGCGTTGAATAGTTATTATCTTTCCAGTTCTTAGCTAAAACATACAAATTAAATAATTTTAAAGATTGAGCTTTCTTAGGTGAAGAATCTTCTTTTCTCCAGCTTAATAAAGTTTTTCTTGTAACTCCTAACGCAGCAGCTAGTTCATCATTATTTAATGAAAAAATATTCTTTATAAATTCAACATTTTTCTCCAAAATATTTTCACGATTATTAATGATATTTATTTTTTGACCGCTAGCAGTTTCCTCACCCAGCCATTTAGAGATACCGCCAAAACTACCAGTAGCAAATTTATCGAAAGGTTCACCACAAGTAGAAATAAAACTTGCAGAACTTGAACAATAACTTGCCGTATTAATGCTTATAGCTGTAGCTAATGCAAAAGAGCTTATGTCCATCATTTCCAAACCTCCCTACCATTATTAGTTGTAATTTCCCAAAAGGCTTTTCGCGAATTTTCATGTAAGCCCGTTATCTTATTTATAATGAAGTCGATATAAAAAGATTGAGATTCTCCTTCTTCTGGTGACCAATAATGATCAAAATCAAGAAGAATTCGCTTACTCGGTGTCATCACTTTCTTTATAGAAATTGGAACATCGATAAGATCCTGCCACACAGTTGCATTAAGTTCCCCATAAAGAGTTCTAACAACCAGTATCCCATTTTCAGTTCTAAGTATAGACTCATTCACATGTCTAAGCTGATCACCAAAAACTTTTCCAATACTTGTATTGCAAATAGCCTCCTGAACATAATTTTCAATCTTTTCCTCAGGATAAGTTGGCAATATAACATCAGAATATCTTAAACCAATTCTTAAAATAAGTGCAGGTCTAATAACATCCTCTACAAATTTTATTGCAGTTTGACAGTGACTTAAAAAATCTGGGAAACGGTTATATTCAGCTGTTAAAAAAGTAATTCTGTCCTTATCTAAGAGATATGCACTTTTTTTATCGGCAGACTGAAATAACCAAGCATCATTTTGGTTGATCTTTAAACCTTGTGGATCCACCACAATTTCCTGTTGGTTTATAGTTGAAAAATGAGGAAAGTGTTGTCTTACTAAATCTTGAAATAATGGAACATAATTCCCAATTTGGAGAATTGTTGAAAAACGGAATTCTGCCAAAACCATAACAAGCGGCTGCTTTGTTAATTTTTCAAATTGACTCATAGCTTTTCCACAGTTTTATCAACATATTTTTTATCATTTTACCCAAAAAATTACCCATTGTTAATAGCGCTTTATCTACTTTTATTTGATAAAGTTATCTGTGAAATAATTTTTTAATTTTTGAGTAATCTTTTTGTAAAAAATTATTCGACACCACTTCGACACCATTAAAATATAACCCATTGTTATTTAATATTTATTATAACCTTGCCAAGGTTGGGGTCGCGAGTTCGAGTCTCGTTTCCCGCTCCAAAATTCAAAAACCACTTAATTCGAAAGAGTTAGGTGGTTTTTTTATTGTCTATAGGTCAATTCAAAATTCGCATTAAAAAACGCTTTATATTTCCATTGCAGTACCATGAAATTTGGAGTGTTATTATGCAAAAGCTGGTTAAGCGCGGAGACGCGTGACGCATCACTGTCCGTTATTTAGGTAAACATTATACAGCTACTCGAGATACTGCGAGTGAGTGTGAACAATGGGCCGCTAAAAAATTATTAGAATTAAAATTTGAACAGGCTAATCCTGAGTCTGAAAAATCCATATCCCCTTCTATGCCCTTTTTTGAACAGTACTATCAAGAAGAAGGCAGAAAAATGAAGAGTGCCCGCTTAATTGTTCAAATACTTAAATGCCTAAAGAAGAAAGAATAATGAAAATATAATTAATATTTTATGATTAAACCCATCATTAAGTTTTTATTGATATTGAAATTAAAAATTAGCTTAAAAGTATATTATCGCAAAGTCTCCCCCATTGAGGAGACTTTCTAAGTATTAAATGACTTAAGGATGAATTTTTTTCAATCCATCTTCTACAGCAAATTTAGCTTCCTCCCACTGTAGACGTGAACTACCTTTAACTTGTTCCCATTTAGTTTTCAATTTAGATTCAACCTCGGAAAAATTAATTTCTGCATTATTATCTACACGATTTTCATAACCTAAACGATAAGCCGCCCGATAATCACGATCATATTCTAGATTCTTGTCTTCAGTATAATATGGCATTTTTTTATAGTTTTCTCGCCAATAATTATCTTCTTCTTGCCAGTCATTACTATCATCTTTTTGATTATTTGTTTGAGCTATATCATTACCTGCTATTGCCCCTACCACACCACCAATAATCCCCCCAACAACAGCACCTGGAGGGCCGCCAACAACACCAAATGCAGCACCTACCGCCGCTCCTCCCAAGGTTCCTGCGCCTGTAGCAACCAAATTCTCTCCCCCTTCATTCATATCGGGTACATGATTGTGATTAGTCGGTGGAGAGTTTAAATCTGGACGAGCATTATCAATTGTGGATGAAATGTCTTGTAATGGTTTGCTATTTGATACATTACCATTAGAAGATGGCTCTTTTTGAGTCGTATGATTACCAACTGAATTTGATTGTTTTGTATTTACCATTTTCTTACTCCCTATATTTTAAAATCTAGTGTCTTTCAAAAGAGCTAGAATATTAAAAGAACTTTTGAAATATGCTTGACAATTATTATAATTCACCTTTAGGTTAGTTATGTTTCATAAATACCCCTATTAAGTAAGGAGATGTTATTAATTAAAGAAGTTATTTCTCATCAATAAAAATTCTTATTCAAATAGTCTTCACAACTACATCATTCTTTATCCCATAATCATTATATTTCGCTAGATTAAACATTTCCTATAACATTCTAGTTTTACACTACCCTGCAGAAAATTATGATTTTATATATATGCAATTTAAAAAAGCCTAGTTAATTAATACTAGGCTTTTTAAATGTATTTTTAAAAGATAATAATTATATATTATTTCATATTTTTAAATATATCTTCAGCTGCTTTTAGGTGTTTCGCAACAGCATCACGTGTTTGTACGAGCATATTTTTTAATTCAGAACTTTTCGTGTTTGGTATTAACTGCTTATCAATTATCGTCAAAACTTTACGGTGAACTTTAACTTGACTCATCATATAATTTTTATCAGTATCTGATGTTATTTGATTAAGCTTACTAACAATTTTATCACTATCATTTTGCAATGATTTACTAAGATTACTGGTTTGTGAAATCAACTGTAACCGACTTGCCAACGCTTGTGCATTTTTTTCATTGGCTGAATGTTCTTTAATCATCATTTCAGCATATTTCTTAGCTTCATCCATTTTTAGTTTTGGCAATGCAGTTTTTGCCTGCTTAATTTCACCATTATTAGCTGTACTTAATATCTTGAAAATTTGACTATCAGTCAAATTTTCATGGTTTTCATTTAATATTTTAGAGTGATTCTTCCCATCATTTATAGTTTGTTGATTCGCTGCCATAATCTCAAATGCACTGAAGCTTAAAACACCACTAATTGCGATACAGCTAATAATTTTCTTCGTTAAAATAGCTTTCATACCAATATCCTTTAACTTAATTCATGAGTATTTCTACCTATGGGTAGCTTTTTCACATTTCCAATCTATATCCCTACTTGTAAATTCAAGGTTGGGGTTATTTATTCATTATTTCAATCAACCATATTTATACCGCTCGTTGAATATTCTTCGCAAAGGGTAAATAGCTTATTTAAAGTAGATGATATAAATTTAATAATGAATCATGCCTCTGTATCCAATCTTATTAATGTAAATATAAAATATATATAATTTTAAAAAACATTAACTTAAAAAAATTTTTATTTTTTATTTTTACGAAAATAACAATAAAGCTCGTTATATTAACTTATAGATACTAAAGCTAAAATTAAATATTGAACCGTACCGGGTTTGTCGGAGACATTTTTATTTAAGTTAGGCCACGTGACCTAACGGGTTAATCTTATCATAGTACATTGCTTCAAACTCAAAAGGCGATACATAACCCAATGCGCTGTGTACA